GGTATCCATTGTCATCGCCGTCACGGTAGTACCCGCGCGGCAATCCCTGCATCGCCAGCGGATCATCTGGATAGACCGGCGCCGCATCGAACATTTTTAGCATCTGATCTACGATGCGGTTCCCGGTCGGCGTGCGGTCGCCATAAAGGCGCGTGAGCGTGTACCCGGTCGCGTCGCCGTTCTTGAATAGACCGCCGCTCGCCGGGTAAAGCGAAGGGTCTTCCGGCATGGACGGCAGATTATCGAGCGCTCGATAGACGATGCGCTGAATATCCGCGTCTGGGAACTCATCGAACAGACCCAGGATCCATTCATAGTTCGCCTGTCCGGCGCCTGAACGCTGCGACCGCCCCTGTTTGTTGGTCAGGTACGGCGGGCGTCCGATGGTCATATCTTCGAAACGGCCCATCGTATCACCTGTTCACAGCATAGATCGAAAGCGGGACTGTGTAATTCGTGAGAACAGCGACAGCCGGCATGTTAAACACGACGCGCAGCGTGTTCGCGGCGGTTGGCAGGGCGTGATGTACGGCAAAGCCTGTCGGCAGCGTCGTCGGGTAGACTTCAAGAATGTCTGTCACGAGCGCGCCGGAACACGCGATGCCGGACTTTTCCGAGACGCCGGCCGCCACGCCGACTGCCTGTTGCGCCGCGAGCGTTGTCGTGCAGACGAACACGGAGGCCTTTGGCCCGGCCGGACCCTGCGGTCCCTGCGGCCCGGTCGCCCCCGGCTTGCCGTCTGCGGCGCTGGATACCGCCGAGATCCCCTGCCCGAACGCGGGCGAGGACGCTAAGGCGAGAGCGAGGAGCCACGCCGCGCGCATCACTGCCCCGTCCCGAATTGCGGCTCGACGTTCCCGGAACAGGCCTTCTGCGCCGCCTGCACGCTGGCGTTCGGGCCATCGATCCCCATCGCCATGACGGCAACCGGGAGCAGGGAGGTGTAGACCCTCGAAGTCCCGGGCAGCCACAGCCACCCGTTTGCGGCCGTCAGGACGACGGTCGGAGCGCCGGTCAAGCGCCCGCGGAAACGCACCGCGCACGGATTGTTGTTCGTGTATTGGAACGATGTCGTACCGGCCGGCGGCGTAACGGGCACCTCGACGTTGCCACTCGTCGGAGTAAACGGGATGATGAATGGTTCGCCGATCCTATAGAACGGGATATTCGGCGACATGCGAGCGCCGGCCGAATTCAAATACTCTTGGTTCGGGACGGAGATTGTGACTTGCGGCGACCCGTTGACGAGCGCCTGGGCGCTGGCACTAAGCGGTTTGACGGCCAGAATCGCTGCGAGCAGGCAGGCAGTGCGTAGCACAGAGACCCCCTAGTTCACCGAGAAGCCGGATTTGACATAGACGGGCGTTGCCGTGCCGCCGGTCGTGATCTTGGTCCGGTAGTACCGGAAGGTGACAGGGAGCGAGACCGTCACCGTGCCGTAGGTCGAGCCGGATGCCGGCGCGGTCGTCGTGCCCTGGTACAGATCGAAGTAGGTCGCGTTGTCGTCGGACCCCTGGACGACGCAGGTCAGCGCCAAGCCAGCGGAGAACGAGGCGTTGAACTTCGTGAACGCACTCGGGCTCGCCCCGGCGTCGCGCGCCGCGCTCGGCTGCGTGGTCGAGGCCCCGAGTGTGCCCGGCCCGATGTCAGCGAAGTAGCTCGCGCGCGTGTTGTCATTCGCGAGCGTCGAGGCCCCGGCCGGGAGCGGCAGGGCCGTGTCAGACGCCAGCACGACCGGAGCAGATCCGGAGGCGGCCTTCTGCCCGAGGGTGCCAAGGCGGGCCGCCAGAGTGGCATCGAGCGCCAAGCCGCCTGTCGTGCCCACATTAAACGTCGGCGTGCTGGCGAACGCCGGCAGCGCCGGGAGGGCCGAGACTGCGACGGTGCCCGACACCGGCTGTGTCGCGGGCAGGTTAGACACCGCAACCGACCCAGACACCGGCTGTGTCGCCGGGAAGTTTGAGACCGACACAGCGCCGCCCGCCTGCAAGGGCGACCCCAGAGCCGTTCTCACGGCCTGTACGCTGGCATCCGTCGCGATGCCCGCGATGGTCCCGACATTGAAAGTCGGGGTGGCGGCATAGGCCGGCAGGCTCGACAGGGTGACGGCTTGCGTCGATGGGAAATTCGAGACGGCAACCGTGCCGCCAGATCCGCCGCCGCCCGACCCGCCACCTCCGGCCGATGACTGCGCCAACGCCTGAGAATGCGCCAGCGCCAGGGCAACAACGGCGATGCATAAGCGGCGCAGCATGTCAGATCCCAACCTCTGGCCGATAGATACCATCGTCGTTATCGGACGATGATTCTCCCCGCAACTGCGCTCTCGTCTTGTCCACGTCTCTCGGGCCTACCGGCATAGCAAAGGTCAGAGCCAATCCATCGGCGCGATCGGGCGAGGCATGACCTCCGCCGCCCGTCCCTTCACGCTCGCGCATCTCGTCCTTGCTTTCGAGCATAATCTTGTTGTCTTTGTCGTAGAAATATTCTCGCGTCGTGAGCTGCGTTTGCAGCACGTCATCGTCTGGCACCGCGCCATTGTCTTCGAGCCAATCGCGCATCATCCCGTACATGTACGAGCCGCGGTTGCGGTACTTCAGATCAGGGGACTTGCCGCCGAACAGCACCGGGTGAACGTTGCGGATTCCGAGCTGTATCAGCCGTTCCGGGACGCCAGCGCCCACCCCGCCGCCGTCGATAAAGATCGCGTCGGGCTGATCGATGAGGGCCAGTTCTGCGATCTTGCCGGCCACGTGCATCAGCCAGTCGCGGCGGTCGCTCTCTGGCCGCAGGATCAGCGGTTCGAGGGTGCGCGCGTCGTTGCCGCGCCGCCGGTAGATCGTGGTCTCGTCGCCGCCCTTGTGGCCGATGTCCACGCCGTAGATCACGGGCGAGGTGATGAGCGGGGCGGGCTCGCGACGGCGGGCCTTCTCGACGGCCCCGATCGGGATGAACTGGTCCGTGCCCTGTGACGGGAACTCGCCGCGGATCTTCACGCGGATGTAATCGCTATCCTCGCCATAGGTCGCCACGTCCTGCGCAAGCTTGGCCTTGTTCGGGATCAGGGCCTCACGACTGTCCACCTTGAAGCAGCGGTACAGCTTCGAGATGCGCGGGTTCATGTGCGTGTCGAAGAAGTATCCGCTCGGCCGCGTCGCGTTGCCGAATAAGAATTGCATCGGCTCTCCATCCGTCAGGCCGCCGTCTTGCGTCTCGAAGATGTTGCGCTCGATCGCGGACGCCTCGTCGTTGATATAGAACGACGTGCTGTCCACCGCGTGCTGGCCGGCAAACGCCTCAGGCGTCTCTTTCCGCCACGGGATGGCATCCGTCCGCCACGTGGTCGGGTACTGCTTATGCACCATGCGCAGGGACCCGCGCGAGGCGTACAGGTTGAACCATCGGCCGGTCAGGCCGCGCTTGTGCCATTTCGCGATCTCGGCCCACGTCTTGGTCTCAAGCTGCGGCGACGAGTTGGCCGTGACGATGCCCTTCGAGTGCGGGCGCGTGGACATGATGAAGGCCACGATCCAGGCCACCAGACCCGACTTGCCGACGCCGTGCCCGGCCCGCGTCGTGTAGCGCATCGGCATGACGGAGGCGGACCCATCGAACCCGCGGCTGCGGATGTCCTTCCCCCAGGCTTCGAGGAAATCGATTTGCCAGAGATCGGGGCCGTGGTGGTGCTCTAAGTCACCGTGACCCCAATGGTAGTTGAACAGCACGAAGCCGAGCGGGTTGTCGAACAGATCCGCCATGACGCCGGCCAATTCACGGTCGGCGTCGAAGGTCTCGAAGTTTGAGAGCATTTACCAGTTGCCTTGCAGCAGCTTGTTCGTGCCCGTGCCCTGATCCAAGACGCCGGCAGCCTGATTACCCTGCGTCAGGTTGTTCGTGATCGAGTATTGATCGGCCGCGCCAAACACGAAGATGCCGTAGCCCTGCGCACCGCCGGGGTAGAGATCGTTGCCGCTCGTCGTATTGGTGATGATGAAATCTTTCGCGCCGTTGACGGTGATGCCGTTTCCGGCGCCGCTCCCGGCCGTGACGCTGTTGGAATGCATGTGCGCGCCATCAACGACGGTGCGGCGCGCGGTCGAGTTGATCAGCAGGCCATGCGAGCCATTGTTGAAGAACTGCGTGCCGCCCGTGAACGATATGGCGTTCGTGTTGTTCAGCGTCAGGCCCGGGGCGGTGGTGTCGGCGTTGCCGTCGCCGCGCCCACCGGAGAACCAGCACCCAACGAAGTCCGTCAAAACGGTATTGTTCAGGATCGAGCCTGAGAACCCGCTGTCGAAGAACGTACCGATGAACTTATTGTAGGCCGGGCGGCTTGCCGGCGCGTTGTTTGTCGCATCGGT